GGGATGAAATTTGACGGACAGGATCATCATAGGTGACGCCCTTCAATCGCTGAAAACCCTTGATAAGGTCGTGGATGCCTTTTGCCAACCGGAGGTGGTGAGGGTGGAGCATGGGGCGGAGATCGAGGGGGATGAAATTTGAGTTTACCCGCTCCCTATTACGAAGAACCTAAGAACGGAATCACGATCTATTGCGGTGACTGCTTAGAAATCATGCCGACCTTGCCCGATAAGAGCATTGATATGATTCTTTGCGATTTGCCCTATGGAACGACCGCTTGCAAATGGGATACCATCATCCCCTTTGAACCCTTGTGGGTGCAATATAAACGGCTGATTAAGGATCACGGGGCGATAGTCCTGACGGCAAGCCAGCCGTTCACGAGTGCATTGGTAATGAGTAATGTTAGAGACTATTCGCACTCGTGGATTTGGGAAAAAGAGCAGGGAAGTAATCCCCTTACTGCCAACAAAATGCCAATGAAAACTTTTGAGGAGATATTAATATTTTATCAGCAATACGACTTAACCCTATCTGACTGGAGAAGAGTTTATTTTAAAAGCATATTAGATTTTATTGGCATTGGATTGAAACAGATAAATGATAAATTAGGGCATAGAAAGGCTGAGCATTGTTTTTATATATCCAGCACACAATTTGAAGTATGTACCAAAGAAATATATAAACAGTTAATTTCTGTTTTCGCAATAAACGAAATGACTGGCTTTAGGAATTATGAAGATATTAGAGATGTGCCAAGAGTTTACAACCCAAAGATGCTTATGGGTAAAGCATATACAGCGAAATCAGGAAGAATAGGAGAAGTATTTGGTGGGAAGATTGAAGGCCACATAACTAAAAACAATGGTTTTAGGTTCCCAACTTCAATATTACGATTTACCAGAGATAAAAGCAAAGAACACCCGACCCAGAAACCCGTAGCCCTCTTTGAATATCTTATCCGCACCTATACCAATGAAGGCGACACGGTGCTTGATAACTGCGCGGGCAGCGGCACGACCTTGGTCGCGGCCAAGGAACTGCACCGTCGGGCTATCGGCATCGAGATTGAGGAGAAGTATTGTCGCATAGCTGTGGAGAGATTGAGACAGGAGGTATTGCCGGCATGACCCTAATCGCTCGCATCCTCCGGCGATTCAGGCGGCGCCATGTGCCGTGCAAGGAGTTAATGTTAATTAACCTAAAAACGAAAACAATGAGATTTGAAGGATGAGATTTGAAAATTGGCACAAAAAGCATCCTCTACGGGGCGCATCAATTCATCATTCATCCGTTATTAGTTTTTGTGGCTTGGTGGAAATTATACGGATGCCCACTTGATCCACGGCTATGGGTGGCTTTCATCATTCACGATTGGGGATATTGGGGATCTTCGGATATGGATGGATCAGAAGGAGAACATCATCCCGCATTTGCGGCATATTTCATGGGCAAAGTATTCGGGGCTGAATGGCGTGATTTTTGTTTATATCATAGCCGCTTTAATGCCGTTCGAGATGGCAAGCCATTCTCGCGGCTTTGCGTTGCCGACAAACTGTCAATCGCCTTAGAACTCGCTTGGTTATACCTCCCGCGAGTCAGAATATCAGGCGAAATCAAGGAATACATGGCCCTGGCAAAAAGCCGCACATCGGCTGGCGAACCAAAATACGCATCAATGAAAATATGCTGCACTGACGAGGAGAGATGGTTCGCTGATGTGCAAGAATATCTCAGGCGGTGGGTTGCAGAACATAAGGACGGAAAAAAGGATACGTGGACACCCCCACATAAAGACAGCAAAAACTGATTCAGCCTCTTTTAAGGATGGAGGGAATTCTATGATTGTGATGGGCGTCGATCCAGGCCCCGAACAGAGCGGTTGGGTAGTCTGGGATACGGATGCGGAGGAGATCACGCGGAGCGGCATCGATCAGAATTACATCGTCCTGTCGATCATTAGGGGCATCTATGCGGCAAGTGCCGAATGCCTCCTCGCCATTGAAATGATTGAGGCGCGTGGTATGCCCGTCGGTCGGTCAACTTTCGAAACCGTACTTTGGATAGGTCGCTTTTTACAGGCGTTCGGGAATGACGAGCATTGCATGTTGATCTATCGACGGGACGTGAAGATTCATTTCTGCGGGTCCGCGAAGGCAAAGGAGGTCAATATCTGGTATGCGGTTATGGACCGACTCGGAGGCAAAGAGAAGGCTATAGGCCGCAAGAAAGCGCCGGGGCCTCTCTATGGGATAACGAGCCATATGAGGTCAGCATTGGAGATTTGTTTAATAGCGGCGGACCGGATGAAATAATAGTTGACAACGGCGGATAAAGGCGTAGGGTGAAGATAACACGGAGGCTCCTCGTGATTAGAAAACAAATTAAAAGAAAAACCCATTGCATTAAGCCCGCGTTGCCACTTCGCCAGGAGTGGGGAGCCCTTCGCGGGCTTTTTGCCGTGGGTGAGGAAATCCATGGCTGAAAATAAATGGCTCGAATACGAGCGCGGCAAAGCTGAGATCATCCGGCGCAATCTCTCATCGAAGGAATATGAGGAAGAAATCAAGAAGCTGTGCGAAAGGCTGCTACATCGTGGCGCGGAATCTGGATGACGTAATTGATGGGTTAGGCTTACGAGATAGGTTTCTCCTAAAATAATTCTTGAAATAGTAGGTTTCTGATGGTAGGGTGTGATTGGGACTGGATAATGATGATAGTGGACAATCACATAAGGGAAAAGATTTTAGGCTCGGAGTGCAGGCTATCATCGGTCTGGTCCCCACTTCGGGCCTTTTCTTTTCCCGGAGGTGATTGATGGACTGGGGATCCGGGATAGGTTTCTGGTGTGAGGGATTATGGCGGATAGGGTCATTAAGCGCGAGGTGATCAGTGGAAATTTGTAGGAATTGTGGAGAAGTTGAAGGCACCACAAGGCAGCGACCAGATACGCCGCATCACGCTGAAGTGATCTGCGATGAATGTCATGGTTTCATCCGATGGATGCCAAAGCCTAAAAATGAGGAGCAGAGAAAGAAGCGTCCACCATATCCGAAGCCTGAAGATTTGGGAATTGATTATTGTCAGATTTGCCTTCTACCTAAAGATAATCTCTTGACCAATGAAACTCTTGCAACTCACCATATAAACGGAAATGCCCGTGACCGGAATAGGGCTAATTTCCTTGTTGTTTGTAGTGCTTGTCACGCGATGATCGCCTATCAACGAACTTACCGGATGAGGCATTACCTTCAGTCAATCGGCATTTACGAGGAAACCATAAAGCGGTACGATATTGAGGAAGAGTAATGGCCGCAAACCCCTACCTCGAAGCTGCCTTGAATTATTTACAGCGTGGATTCTCAGTGATACCGATCATCCCTGGGGAAAAACGTCCTCTTATCAAGTGGGAAGAATTTCAGAAGCGAAGAGCATCCCGTAACGAATTGGTTTCTTGGTGGAGTAATGCGCCGAACGCTAATGTGGGTATCGTCACGGGAACTATTTCTGGAGTGGATGTTGTAGATATAGATAACGACCAAGGCCGGGAATTAATTTTGGAATACATCCCAGATTCGTTTGTTGCACCGACAGTGAAGACTCCTCGCGGCGGCGAGCATCTTTATGGGCAGCATGTGCCGGGGGTTACGAATAAGGCCGGAGCAATTCCGGGGACAGACTTTAGGGGAGAAGGTGGATACGTTGTCGCCCCGCCGTCAGTTAATGGAACAGGAAAAGCATATGTATGGATAGTGCCCTTAGACGCTTCTTTACCATCTTTGCCAGAGCAATATATAAATAAAATAAATAGTACCTTATATAGGGGGGATTATAAGGGGGGGGGAGAAAAGGCGTTACACGGCGTTACAAGCGTTACAGAGCGTTACATATGGGAACATGGCGTAAGGGATGAAAATCTTTTTCATGTGGCTGCGTGCCTTGCTAGGACTGGAAATAGTGATGAATATATTAGGCAAACCCTTACTGCTATTATGTCTTCATGGGGGGAACATGATGAAAAGTGGATAGATGCCAAGGTTCAGAGTGCTTTAACGAGAAAATTAAAAAGAGAAAGGAATTTCCAAGCCGAGGTTGAGGAATGGATACGCGTTACAGAGCGTGTCATAAGCGTTACAGAGTGTTACTACGCGTTACAATGCGTTACAAAGGAAGAGAAGACGGCTGTGAGGGTGGCGTTTCATCGTCTGAAGAATGAGGGATTTATTGATAAACATGGAGAAAAAGGTGGTGTGTATCGGCTGAAGGACCAAGATGCCGCGCCGATCGACATCCTCCAAGTCGATATGACGCCCTATGACATCACCCTCCCTCTCGGTGTCCATGAGTATGTAACGATCCATAAGGGCAACCTGATAATCATTGCCGGCGAATCCAATGCGGGCAAAACTGCCTTTTGCCTGAATATCGCTAAAGCAAACCGGAAAAAGCATAGGGTCAATTACTTGAGCAGCGAAATGCAGGATGGTACGGAATTGCGGATCAGGCTGGATGAGTTTGCGGATTCTATTGAGGCGTGGCGTGAGGTTAATTTCCGGTTCAGGACGGATAACTTTCCGGATGTGATTGAGCCGGATAACCTGAACATCATAGATTACCTCGATGAAGGTGCGGACAAAGAAGCCTACAAGATGACAGCACGAATCAAGGAAATTGGGAACAAACTCAAAAAAGGAATTGCCATCATTGCCATACAGAAGCACTCCGAGAAGTCCTGGGGATTCGGCGGTGAAGGTACGATGAACAAAGCTCGGCTCTATATGACGATTACCCGTCATGGTGTCTTGAAGATCGAGAAAGGTAAAATATGGCGGCAGAAGTTTGTCAACCCTTCGGGTATGTTTATTAATTTTAAGTTGGCGGCAGGCTGTAAGTTCTCTGGAGATAGCGGATGGCAGAGACCAGGGTAAAAAGTTTGTGGAGAGGATGCTTCAATTACGCTGGAGAAATGCATGTCCTCCGGTGTTTTGCTTATAGCCAGGAGCAGGCGTGGTTTGTCCTGTGTCGCATGCTGGCAAAGAAAAAGGGTATTGAGACCCGTGCGGTTATGTCAAGATTTGACCGAAACTGGGGACAGCGGCAATACAGCATCGAACTGGAGATTGAGTATCGAGAGGTTGACGAGTGCGCGGCTGGCTCATAGGGGTACAATCAATCTGTGATTTCCTTGATAACTGTTCACGGCGGACCTATGCTCGGCTAAGACGCGATGGCTTGCCGGTTCACTACCTACCTAACCACAGACCCGTATTGATTATTTCGGAGGCTAACGTATGGCTCCGGGAACATGGAAAAAAAGAAGGGCCGGCGATAAACCGGCCCCGTGGTTAGCGGTCTTCGGTAATTAATCGTGCTATTTCTATGCTTTGTGTATATGCTTCCGTACCTATTGGCCCCTCAATCATAAACGTAACAGGAGACATGCCGCAGTCTGTTGTTGCTATAACTCGCCAACCATAATACCCACAATGACAACCATCAAACCAATAGAGGGGTCTTGGCAAATATCTTAGGCCTTTGGTCTTAAACCAAAGGTGGTAGGGGTTCTCTCCATGTCCACAACATGATTCGATAGTTCTTATCCCTGGCAGCCCATTCAAGGCATTACAAAGGTCAACAACTTCCACATCTAACCCATTCATTTCCCTTCCCTCCTTTCCAGCCACCGCTCTAACGCGGCAATAATTATTCCATTTAAACTCAATACGCGCCTGTCCTCCCTGGCCCGGAGGATCTCGCGCCGTAGTGCAAGGTCCAGGGCCTGCGGGAGGCGGATGCTGATCTTGGTGTCGTTAGCGGTCGTCATGGGGTAGCCTCCCTAGCTTGTGCTGCAATATTCTCGGCCCGTCTGATTGCTTCCCTAATTTCACTCTCGAAATTGTCACCCCGCCACGAATTGCCCTGGCCGAAATCAATATTACCCTGGGCGGTCTCATTCACATCAAGGACGGCAACCATACCAGTCTCGGGGAATACCGTGGCTGCCATGTGATGGACTTTTTGGCTCTCTCTAAATGTAAACAGGACAACGTAAAAGCCGCAACCACTTATACCATTACGGTGATAATCCAGCTTTTTAATAGTGATTTTCATGTCTGTTCCTTTCGCCAGTACAGTCAGATAGGTCAGTTATTGTGTTATTGTCTCTCAACCAGTGGCATATCGCTGGACCAGCCGGTTATTCTCCCTGTCTCCCATCGTGAACCGTGGTCCTGCTCACGAAACGTCACTTTCTCGCCTGTGGCGTAGCGGGACAACGGCTTGTTCCCGCGCAGGTAATAGTGATAAGAGGGCATTGTGCCCACCTTCATGATTGCTGGTGTCATGGCTTTTCCTTTCCCCCGTCATGCCGATAGGGCAGCGGATGGTTAGGTTATATGTGATCCATATCCTCGTCTTGTCCGATCTCGTTAAGCGCACGCTCGACACTGTATAGATCAGTGGCGCGCTCCTCATCGCCAAGGCGTGCAAACAAGGCACTCCCCAATGCGTTGAGATCACCAACAGTAACGGTTGGCGCTCCGTACTTGCCAGCCAGATACTCACGGTCAGCCCCCTTGCCTTGCGCCATCGCCTCGTAACACAGGCGATAATCAGCGGCTAACTGTGCCTGCTCTGCCCAGTCTGTCGGTCTCTCCAATGGCTCCGCGTCAAAAAACTTATCTGTCATTTCCCTTTCCCTCCTGCCCGGCGCCCTCCGTCGCCCGTCGGCCTTGCCTTTATAACGTGCAGGTATCATGCCATCATTGCACCTTGATGGCGGGATGGCGTGTAAGTGTATGTTCTGATAAGGGATAAAAAATATATGAGGGTGTTCGCCCGTAGCATACGGAGGTTAAAAACCGGCAAAGAAGGTTAAAATCCGGCAAGGAATGTCGAATCGGGGAGGGGAAAAACAGGGTAAAATAGTGGGATACGTAGTGCTAACGAGGGTTTACACGATTCGCGGTTTTCGTCGGCGAAATCGGCAAAGAATGTCGAATACCCACGTTATGTAAACCTCTGGTGCGCCACTGGGTTGGCACTAAAAAATAATGATGCCCGTCCAGGCCGTGCTGAGATCGTACCCCCCGGTGTACTGAATTGGCATACTGTCAGGGGGGAAATAGTGTGGTACGATACTGCCTCATCGTGTGTGTTTTATTATTTCACTGGGTCTCGGTCCGCATCTCCCCCGAGGTACCGGGATCCCCTCATTGCCATTGGCGCTTTCTGATGTCTTTCTATGCCCCTGCGGAGGGGCACGACTATCCATGAAACAGGTAAAATTATGAAATTGCGGGGATGGTTATATCAGATAGCTCGGCTTTTGGGCGATATGCAGGCCATCAAGGGGCAGCGCGTAGGCAAAAGGATTGCGCGGCGGGTTGTGGGTAGGATCATCGGGCGGAAGATTATGAGGAGGCTGTAATGCCCGGCTGGGTCGTGGGTAATAAATCTATCTGTGCCTATCTGGGCGGCATATCCATCAGGACATACTACCGGTGGAGAAAAGCTGGACTCCCTGTAATGCGGACGCCAGATGGGTCGAATATCCTCATCCCGGAGCTTGCTCAGGCGTGGATGATAAAATTCAACGAACTCAAAAAAAATGATCGGGTCAATTCCTCCCCGTAACGATTTGGCACAGGTATAGGTGATAGCTTGCCATATCCCCTTCCTGTGATTTTCCTGTTATGATCCCTTCCAATGGTATCAAAAGAAGCAAAACTTGGGCTTGAAGCAAAGCGACTCGTTGTGGATGAGCCAACACGTGAGGTATTTGACCGTGCCGGCATTGATCTTAGTCACCTTGTTATCCTTCTTAAGCGCGAGCTTAGGGCCAAGAAATCAGATCGAATTAAAATCAAGGGCGCAGTCGGCGAGCTACTACGTGGCAGGCGCATCATCGCCTCTTCTGGTATTGATGGCGATACCGTCATTGAGTGGGATGAGGTTGCTTGGGATGTGCGTCAGCGGGCTCGCATGGACGCCCACAAGCTGCGCGGCGACTATCCAGCGGAGAAACATGAGGTAGGCGGCCTGAACGGTGAACCTATCCTGCACAAGATCGAAGTGGAATTTGTGAAGCCTAACCTTGAATGACTGTATAGTGTGTTACCTTAGGGGGCCTGTGGGGCACTAGTGCCTGGTAGACCTCACTTTGGAGTAAGCTATGAAATTAATTAAGTTTAAATCGGCGAAAAAGAAAACAGAGAAAATAAAAACTGACGACCAGTTGATTGAAATCCGCGATCTTCGTGAGAAGTTTTATATGGTTGACGACGCTTACCTTAACGGTATGGCGCGGAAGTGCGGGATATACGCGACGGGTGTTTATAATGTTTTATGTCGGCATGCAGGAAGTGATCAATCGTGTTTTCCTTCGGTTACTTTAATATCCGACAAGCTTCACGTTTCCATTAGGCAGGTGAGGAGGGCCATTAAAATCCTTGAATCCTGTAAAATTATTAAAGTTGAGCGAAGGTGTGGTGGGCACAATAAATACTGGCTTATTAATAAGAGCGAATGGAGAAGGCCAAGGGTAAAGGAGTTTTACAAGATTGGCAATCTCCGTCCAGCGACCAGGAAAGAAAGAATGAAATTAACCAGGTAATATGTTGATAACCTTACCAAATGAATGAAAGCGCAATTTCCAGAGAAGTTAAAACCTTTATTTTCGCCTGTTCGTTACAAGGTCGCGTATGGCGGGCGCGGCGGGGCAAAGTCCTGGGGTTTCGCCCGTGCACTCCTCATCATCGCAGCAGAATTCAAAAGCAAAATCCTTTGCGCCCGGGAATTTCAAAACTCCATCAAAGAATCAGTGCATGCTTTGTTATGCAGTCAAATCGAGATGCTGGAGCTATCCTATGCCTTTAAAATCCAGCAGACAGAAATCACCGGTTATAATGGCTCTGAGTTTATTTTCTCAGGCATCCGGACAAATCCTACGCGCATCAAGAGCATGGAGGGGGTGGATATCTGCTGGGTGGAGGAAGCGGAGCGGGTCAGCAACGAATCATGGGAAATCCTCATACCTACCATCAGGGCAGCTCGATCGGAGATTTGGATCAGCATGAATCCGCACCTTGAAACAGATCCTACATACCGGCGCTTCATTGCAAATCCACCGCCTGGTGCCGTCTTGATGCCTATCAGCTGGCGCGACAATCCATGGTTTCCCGATGAACTGAAGATGGAGAAGGATTATCTCGCCTCGGTGGATCCACAGGCTTATGCCCACGTTTGGGAGGGCGGCTGTCAAACGCGGTCAGATTCCCAGGTCCTCGGCGGCAAGTATCGCATTGAATGGTTTGAACCCCAGAAAGATTGGGATGGTCCTTATTTCGGGGCTGATTGGGGATTTAGCCAGGATCCTACGACACTCGTAAAGTTGTGGATTCATGACCGCAAACTATATGTAGAGCGTGAGGTCTGGGGCATCGGCATTGAGCTTGATGACATCCCTATCCGCTTTCAGGTCATTCCCGAATCCAAACAACACATCGTTCGCGGTGACTGTTCACGACCGGAGACGATCAGCTATTTGCAACGGCACGGCTACCCCAACATGAGGGCAGCCGCAAAATGGCCGGGCAGCGTAGAAGACGGCGTGGCCTTCTTGCGGTCTTTTGAATCCATCATCATCCATCCCGATTGCCACCATACTGCCGAGGAAGCGCGAATGTACTCGTATAAAGTGGATCGTCTCACCGGCGATGTGCTGCCAGATATCGTCGATGCCTCGAATCACATGATCGACGGAATCCGTTATGCCCTGGAGCCCATGATTAAAAATTCAGGCACCGGCTTCCTCGATCTCATGCGCGATGAGGTGGAGACGCTACGGCAGCAGAGGGCAGTCGTATGAGAGAGAACATATCAGATAATAAAAACAACTTGCAGATCACGGGGGAAAATAAATGAGCGGCGGCGAATATCTCAAGAAGGTGAAGGTTGAATATAAGCCGAAAGATTTTGCAACAATGGGAAATCTCGTTAGCCACGTTTCACAGAAATTTGCTAAAGCCGTTGAGGATTATCCTTTCCAGAAAGGCGATAAACTATTGAAAATCGATACGCTAATGCTCAAACCCTACGCCCTGTATGGGGTGAAATACGAAATCAAATAAATACAAGGAGAAATATCATGGCAAACACAGTTTTAATGACGGCCCCTGACGGGATTATCCTCTCCCGTTTACAGTTGCGGGATGGCACCTCGATCCAGCCTGACAGCAACGGTGTTTTCACCGTTCCCACTGCGAATATCGCAGATATGGTATCAATGGGATTCGGCTTTCAGACCGGCGAGTTCGCATCGGCGGCAAAAGGATCCGGGGTCGCAATCGGCCCCCATGCGACGAAGGCCAAGGGGTTTTATGCCGACGATGCCGGCGCGGTACTTTGGGCGACAGGCTCAGTGTCGGATCTGAGAACAACACTTTCCCGGTTGCTGATTACGAAGGACAACACGGGAGGAAACATCAGGGCTTGGGGCCTGATGGGACAGTTGAAAAGTTATGACGGCTTTTGGAATGGCGAGCAGGTGGGCGCCGTTCATGGTCGGCTTGAGATCGTCCGAAGTGCGGCCACCCTGACGCTGGGCGGTAACGGCATCTCGGCTGGCGGGGCGTTCACCGTTGCGACTTCCGGGGTCATCACGGTTGGCGCTACCCACATCCTCGCCGGTGTTGCGGCGGTTTCGGATTTCAGGGCGACGCTCACACAGACCGGCAAGACGGTTGGTCTCCTCGTCGCAAAATATGACGCCACGAACTGGTCAGATGGGACGACGCGAACGGTATGGGGATATGGGTTATATGTTCCCGCCGGCGCGGTCGGACAGGCGGCTATCCAGCTCGGCGACAAGGCGAGCGCTTACGGCAGCGGCATCGCGGTTAATGCGGCCCCTGCCGATGGTTCGGGCATTGCCGGCATCCTCAAGGTGTATGGCGATCTCGCCAATACCGTGCCGGGAAATGCGGTCGACATCAACGCCGTCGAAAGCCGCTTCCTGGTCGATAAAGATTGCAGTGCCGCGTCCTGCTCAATCAAGGCGATGCGGGGCCATTTGAGAGTCGTCGGCGGCAAGCTCCCCAGCGGATCTAACGCCGGTCTCATCGGCTATCTGGAGATGAGCGACACGTCCGTAATCAGCACAAACGAGTCTGCCGCAGTCATGGCCATGGTTGATCTCTCGGCGACCTCTGGCGCATCCAACAACGTGGCAAGCGCCTTCTGTGCTTGCAGCAATGGCTTGAGTCTGAGCACAGCGCGGTCAACGGTGCTGCACTGCCCAGGCGCTTCTCCGTTCACGAGCCTGATGGACATTGGGAGCGGCTCGACCTTCGTTGGCTCGAACCTGACAGGCGGCACTCCCATTTATCTGACGATCTATTACAACAACAAGGCGTATGCGATCAAAGCAGATACGACCACATAAGGGCAGATAATGGGAATTATCAGAAAACCCATAATGCAGGGAGAAATTGAAGTGGCGCGAGTCTCTCTGGCGCAACCGATGGGTCAGGCGGACACGATCTGTGAACGTATCCGGCTGGTTTACTGTCTCGCACAACGGTTATCGGTTGAATGTATCAACCTGACGGTCTATGCGCGTAGGATGGATGCAGCATTGCAGAAGTTTCACCAAGGAGATTACGAAATATAGGGAGGAGGAAGGCATGGTTAAAGTTCAGTTGGGGGAATTAAAGGGGATTATCGAGGGCCTGGAGGAAATCGGGAGCGTCAAACTCCCCGTCAAAACGGCTTACTGGGTCGGGAAATTGGCCCGGTTGGTCATGAAAGAGTTTCAGGACTTTGAAGAAGGGCGCATGAAGCTGCTCAAGGAGTTCGCACAGTTGGGGCAAGATGGAGCCCCGGTCATCGAAAATAACAGTTATGTTCTTTCCGATGCCGGGGGATTTGCCAAAGCGTACACGGATTTGGCAACGGTGGAGGTCGAGTTTGACATGCGGCCATTTGCGCTTGAGCAATTCGGGGATGTTGATGTGAGTCCGATGGCACTGGTGAAGTTGAATAAGTTCATAACCGAGGATGCAGGATAACGAATGGGCCTTTTCTCCTTCAAGAAAGCCGCACAATTGGCGCACCCCGTGCTGATACCAGCAAGGCCGATTGATCAGGCCACCATCGTGATGGCCCAGAACGGCGGCATCATGCAGCGCTTGAAGGATGGCGTCCGTTATATGGTGACGGGGGCCACGCCCAATGCATGGTTTGGTCCTCTACAGCCCCTCCAGCCTATCGCCCCTGAAACGAAGGGCCGCCAGTTCGATTATGTGCCTGGCTACAACATCAACATCACGCCGCGCGCCTGGGAGCCGATTTCATTCGCTGACCTTCGCGGCCTCGCGGAGAGTTACGATGTTTTGCGGCTATGTATCGAAACCAGAAAAGATCAAGCCGTCAGAATGAAATGGCGATTCAAAGTGCGTGACAACAATGGCAGCAGGCCAGATAAACAGACTGCAGAGGCTGCCAAGCCCCGCATTGATGCCTTGACGGAAAAGTTTCAGTTTCCTGATCAGGAACACGACTGGGATGAGTGGTATCGGATGCTGCTGGAAGACATGCTCGTGTGCGATGCCGCCACAATTTTTCCTCGTAAGACTTTGGGCGGGAAGATTTTCGGATATGAACTGGTTGACGGGTGTACAATTTTGCCTCGTATCACCGCTGATGGGCGCACGCCGATGCCGCCAGATACCGCGTACCAGCAGATACTTCATGGGATCATGACGTCGAATTTCTCGCGCGACGAATTGGTCTACAGGCCGCGCAACAGGCGGACAAACCACGTCTATGGGTGCAGCCAAGTTCAGCAAATCATAATGACAACCAACATCGCCCTGCGTCGGCAGATAAGCCAGTTATCCGAATTCACGGAGGGCTCAGTGCCCGAGGCGATCATTGGATTGCCTGCTAGCTGGACTTCAGACCAGATCCGAGAATACCAGACTTACTGGGATGAGCTGCTTTCCGGCAATATCCAGGAGCGCCGCCGGGCAAGGTTCGTTCCGGATGGGGTGAACTACCACCCGACGAAAGAGGCTGTGCTGAAGAGCGACTTCGACGAATGGCTGGTCAGGATTGTATGTTTCGCGTTTAGCATCCCTCCAACGCCGTTTATCCGTGCAATGAACCGCGCAACCGCTGAGAGCCAGAAGGAGACCGCCCAAGAGGAAGGCCTGGAGCCGATGATGTCCTGGATGAAGCGGTTGATGGATTATCTGCTCTGGAAGTATGAGAATATCCGCGACCTGGAATTCGCCTGGGAGGAAGAGGAGGAGATCGATCAGAAAACCCTCGCTGATATTCTCAGTGAAAAGTTGCGTAACGGCACAATCAGTCTCGATGAAGCTCGGGCGAAGGATGGTCTTGATCCCCACCCGAACGGCCTTGGCTCAAAGCCTCTCATTTACACCTCTGCCGGAGCGGTGCTGCTCGAGTCCATCGTGTCCCCTGCACCGCCGGAGCCGCCGACTCCGGGAACAAATCCTCCGCCTGGAGACGGCTCCGAGGGGCAACCATCGGAAGACGGGGGAAAGGCAAGGGGCGAGGAGGAAGGTGATCAGGCAGCGGGTGCTCAGAAGATCGAAAAACTTTCGTCGACGGAAGTTGATCAAGCCGCACATGAAGCAGCCACTTCTCCCCTGAATATTTCATCTCTGCCCACAGAGAAGCAAAAGGCAGCGGGGAATTATAAGAAAGGGCACATATCCTTTCACGGCCTAGACATCACAATCGAGAATCCCAAGGGCAGCATCAGGAGCGGCATATCCAAGGATGGGAAGGAATGGTCGTCGGAACTCTATGCCCATTATGGCTACATCAAGGGCACCCGTGGAAACGATAAAAATCATATTGACGTTTTCATTGGTGACAATCCCGACAGCGGCAGTGTTTTCGTTGTGAATCAGATTGATCCCGATACGGGGGAATTCGACGAGCATAAAGTCATCCTCGGGACCAACTCGGAGGACGAGGCGAAAAAGACCTATCTGGGGAATTATGAATCGGAATGGGGTGGCCTCGGCTCCATAGTGACGATGACGATGAAGCAATTTAAGTCATGGCTCAATAGCGGCGACACGAAAAAAGAGGCTGTGCAGCCGCCAGTCGAAGAGCTTGCAAAATATAGCGAAGACCAACCTCGTGATGCACAAGGTCGTTTTGGAGAAGGAAGCGGCGAATCGAAGACTCATGAATTATCAGACCGAGCAGCACGGGCAAAAGCTGCGTATGTGCCGGCTACTGCCGAAGCGCAACGCACCGCCGATGCAAACGAGCAACGTCTTGCGGAAACACTCAAAGGAGAACGCACCGCAGATAATGCTCCTTTCGACGTTGTGAAAGGATCTCATTTGATCGAGGTAAAAACTATCGTCAGCAGCGACAGCAATAAGATCACGATGAGAAAAGAATGTCTTGCGAGAAAAATGGATGCGGTGACGGCGGCCAAAGGTACGGCCCATACAGTCGTATTCGACAATAAATCAAATTCTATCTACTACAAAGCCGGTGTTGGAAGCTTTCGGCTCGGTAACATGGAGAAAGTGTCTTTGACTGCTTTGAAAAGTAAATTCAAATGAGTTACCAGTTTTACGATGCTGACGGTTATATATCGGATTTCGCATCTGGCGGCGGCCTTGCGCAATTAAATGCCTTCGCAGAGGATTGTGATCACGACGGCCTCAGGGCATTTTTGAAAGATGGATTTGCAACACCTGACGAACTCGATGATTTACCAAAAAGCGATGATGAGGCAGTCAATGCCATTTTGAAAAACCTTGCAAAAGCAGCAAAAGGCGCTGACGAGATAATCATAATCAGCAATGGCCTGACATCCGATGATGATGTTATAAAGCTGGAGAAGTTGGCCAAGGGTAAAAAAAAAGTCCCTCGCATAGACCGGGAGCGCCCGGAGATCCTAAAGGCCCGGGCAAAGCTACACGCTATATTTACTGAGGTTTTCAAGGCAGGCAAAAAGGCCGTGCGTGGCCTGAGCATGGAGAAGATGGAAAAGCAGGACGCCGCAACAAAGAAACGGATCCAAGCGATCCTTGACGAATTGGATCTTACCGGTTGGACTGTCCTCATCGGTGAGAGTGAAGAGGTTATCGCGGGCGTTACCGCAAGCGGCGTCTATCAGGCACTCCTCCAGATCGGCCTTAACGATGAGCACCTGACGGATACCATGTCGAACCAGGCCCGCGAGTACGCCGCCGAGCGCGGTGCGGAGCTCGTAGGCAAGAAGATCGTCGATGGTGAGATCGTCGAAAATCCAAATCCGGTCTGGGCCATTGATCAGGCGACGCGGGAGATGCTAAGGGGCGATGTGACGCAGGCCGTCGAGGAGGGCTGGAGCACCAAGAAATTGCAGGACAAACTCGTCGAGAATTATGCTTTTTCTGATGAACGTGCAGAAACCATCTCACGCACGGAGATTGCCTTCGCCGACAGTCGTGGAAATTTTATTGCGTACAAAGAATCGGGATTGGTGAGCGGCAAAGAATGGCTGCTCGGAAGTGAACACGACGAGCCGGATGAGTGCGACGAAAACGAGGCCAAGGGTGTGATCGGACTCGATGAGGAATTTCCGAGTGGTGATATGGAAGCCCCAGCGCATCCAAGATGCTTACTTCCCGGTACAGTTGTATCTGCCGGCGGCGTCTCGAAAACGTTCAAACGATGGTTTGAAGGGGAAATTGTTATCCTTAGCGTTTCCGGTATGGACGATCTCTCCGCTACCCCAAATCACCCGATATTGACGCGGCGCGGCTGGATCGCTGCTGGAAAGCTCACAGAGCTTGACGATCTCGTTTATTGCACTGATCCAGGGGCATTTGTACGCCTTATGTACCCAGATGATAACCACATGAAAACCCGCATCGAGGATATAGCGAGTACGCTCCTCATGACGGGCAGCATGGCATCCTCCAGCGTGCCAACCTCCGCCGTAGATTTCCACGGCGATGGCATGGTTGACGGCAAGGTCGATATTGTAGGGGCCGCAAGCGAATTGAGGAACAATGCCAAAGCCGGAAGCGGAAAGCATCCCGAACAGTTGAAGCTCGTAGGGACTAACGGCGGGCGGTCTATTTTGGACTCCAATAGCGCGATTGCAGAGTTTTTCAAAAGTTTGCTTTTTCCCCCGGACTGCATCGTGAGCGGCATTAGTGCGAGCAGCGCGGGCAGAAGCACCGGCGCGGGCAGCTTCAATGGTATGGGCATCGGACCTGTTTCTAATCATCAGACCGAACCGTTTGAAAACATTCCTCAAGGTAGCGCTATGACAGCCAAGGCGTTTGGCAATATCGACACTGGACTCACCGGAAATGTAGGCAGCGTAAAGAGCGTTAACATCGGCATCCTCGAATCCTCTCCTTTGAAATTGGACATCACGGAAAGAACGGACATTGAATCCGGCATTGAGAAACGACCTCTTGATGACTTTAATCGTGACGCTTTTCCGCTTGGCGACAGATTCCATAGTCTCGCCGGCCTCGTAGGATTTGTACATCTCAGCAAGATCAGGAAAGAGGATTTTTCGGGCCATGTTTATAATCTCCAAACTCGTGATGGATACTATATAGCACACAGTCGCAATGGAATCAACTTATTTGTTCATAATTGCGTGTGTGACTGGTTGCCGGTTTTGGCAGAGGCAGGAGCGTGAAACTCAACGACCTCATAGCTGACCGCCTCGCCACGTGGCTTTCCACCATGGCCTGCTTCTGGATCATCGTTACAATGTGCCTGATCCCGCTTTTCTGGGATCAGCCGAGGGACGCCATGGCCTGGTTGCTATGGTCTGAGAGCATACTGTTTCAGGGGGCCGCACTTCCCGTGTTGGCCTTCGTTGCCAGGAAAGAAGGGAACAGGCAAACCACGCTTCTCCAGGTGACGCACGACATCGCCGTGCAAGAACGAAAAATGATGATGGAGGAATTGGCACTAATAAAGAAAATATGCGGTGCCGAGGGAATAACAGTAAACGGCGAAAAGGAGAACGGATGTCCTCCGATGCCAAAAAAGAATTGATCGAAGTCCGCTGCACGGGCATTCAATCGAACGGCTTTCCGTGCAGGAAATTGCTCGGTAAGATCAGGGGCACTTATGAGATCAAATGCTCTAGGTGCAAAACGATGAATAAAGGAGATCGCCATGAGTGACAAAATAGACCTGAAAAAAGCTATACGGGACATCAGAAAACTTATTTGCAGTGAAGTAATTACAGAAGAAGAAAAGGAATATTTGCACGAAGTTTATAAGCGTTTGCAGTTAAGCGATAAAATAAAGAAATAAAGTAGCATAAAAACTCAGAGCTTCCAGAAAGCCGTTGATCCGAAAGGACATCGGCTTTTTTATTTTACGCAACAAGGAGCGCACCATGGAAAACATACTTTTTCTACCCATCAGGAAAATTGACGAGGAGCAACGGCTGGTTTATCTCCGCGCCGCCCAGGAGATCCCCGACCGCACACGCCCGATTCCCGAGGTCATGGACTACATTACCTCCCGGCCCCATTTCGAGAAGTGGTCTCAGGATCAGTATGAGGCCAGTCTTGGGAAGTCCTACGGCAACGTCCGTGCCATGCATGCCCATATCGCTGCCGGAATAGTCGCGCAGCCGCTAACCTTCGACGACGACGACAAGGCCATCGATGCCGTCCTGAAGATCAGTGACGACCAGGAATGGGCGAAGTGTCTTGACGGCACCTACACCGGCGGATCAATCGGCGGGAGTTATCTGGAAGGTTCCAAAAAATACCAGCAGTACCGTGACCAGCAGGTTATGCGCTACACGGCAGTTCCGAATGAACTTTCCCTCGTTGACCGGCCCATGATCGCTACAGCTACCTTCCAACTTGTAAAGGGGGACGGCACAACGGAGGAGCACCTTTTCAAGTCTGTGGATAGGTCAACTGCGAACGTTGATGATGTGGAAAAGGGAGATTATGTGGGTCACGCTTTCCACGGGAATCAGCATGTAGGCGCGGAAGGAGCAGGTAAAGAGCATGAAGCATCAAGGGCCGCTCATCAAGCGACTAAAAACGCAAATGATAAAGCGGGCCATGCGAAGGCGGCAAAAGCTCATGATAAGGCGGCTACTCTACACGAGAAAGCGGGCAATGCCAATGCTGCCGGCTACCATCAGGCTATGAGCGATTACCATTCGAGCCAAGCGAGTGGCAGGGGATCTAAAAAGATTGATTTTGCCGATGATAATTTTCAGAAGGTCGCTGCGAGGGAGGGCGTGAATCCCGAGGAAGGCGAGAAACAATATGGCGACGTCACCTTTGCCGATGCCAAGAACAAAAAATATCCCGTTGATACTGAGGCGCACATTCGAGCAGCTTGGTCATATGCCAACATGCCCAAGAACGCCGCCAAGTACAGTGCGGCAGACCTCAAGACCATCAAAGCAAAAATCATTTCGGCTTGGAAAGCGAAAATAGACAAGGACGGTCCTCCGTCCGTGAAGGAGGGAAAAGTGAAGAAAAATGAAGCAGTAAACGCACTCCAGAAGTGGGCAGGCGAGGAAGTCAGCGATGTGTCAAGCGCCGTCTATGCCCTTCAGCAGATCATTTACCTCTACGGAAAAGAAACCGACGAAGATGGTCCGGAGGCGCAGGCCCAGATGACATCTCTGGGTGAGGCCATCAAGGCGCTCAAGGATTTCATCGTTTCCGAGATCCAGGAGGCCGATGAGGACGACGTGATCAAACTCGCCGAGCGCATCGGCGACCTCTCGAAACTCGCCACGGGTGAACTTCAGAAAGTCGGCGCCGCTCATAGCAAGGAGACGATGGGCAAGATACAGGCCATTCACGATCACACCATTGCGATGGGCGCCACCTGCAAATGCGACAAGTGCGACACCGCCTTTAAATGTGCCAAGTGCGAGGCGGACGGCGCCGCGAAGGTTGACCATGCGGGTGATCTTCAGAAGGTCCAGGGCGATCTCGCCAAGATAAGCGGCGAGCGTGATGACGCTCTCCAGAAGATCGATGCCCTTACCGCCGAAAAGTCACGGTACGCCGACGTTCTCGCCAAGGTCTATGCGCCCACCAAAGGTCTCACCATCGATCAGATTGAAAAGCTTCCCGCCCCGGCGAAAGCCGCACTCAAGGACACTTCTTTCGCCATCACGAAGGTCCAGGATGGCGGCGGCAATGCAGACGATGCCGTGGAGCGGGTTGTCGTGAAGGCCGAGGGACTGGTCAAGTCTGGCAATCCTGAGGCGGCAGCAATGGAATTTATCAAATTTGTTCACAAAGCGGGCCAAAGGCCGCCTACGGCGCCAGGCCGCTAATACACGATTCCGAGAAGGAGAGAATGAGAAATGAGAGAAATAACTGCGGAAACCATCAATTTGGCGAAGGCGGCGCTTTCGAGGCCTATACCTGATGAACTGATGAAAGCATGGACCCAAAGCTCATCGGCAATATCGGGTATCACCTACTATGACCTCGAAGGCCCCGCAAAACTGCTCTACCCGGTTCTGACCCCGCTGCGCAATGAGACGCCTCGTGTCAGCGGCAGGGGCGGCATCCAGGCGAACTGGAGAGGCATCACTGGGATCAACACGACCTTCGTATCCCTGGGTGTCGGCGAGGGGCATCGTAACGCATCCCAGGTCACGGCGAAAGGATTA